TTTTGCATTATAGAACGGTACCATTATCCTCTCCTCCCGTCAGGCATTATGTCTAACCTAAATGTACCTAGTTTCCAATTTTGTGCACTAGATATATTAGAAATTTGTAAAGCAATTGCTCTAGCTCTTATTCTGACGTCTTGTTTTGTTTGAGTTGTTGTTATATCAAAAGGCCTTACTACCGGAGTGTTAATTGGGTAATCTGTAGTAACCAGTGATACTCTTGTATTTCCTACTTGTTCTAAAAAATCTGGTATGATTCTACTAATTTTTGCAATGTATTCACCATCACCCCTAATATCTGGCATACCAATTGATTGACCTGTCGAAGATCTTTTTTGTGTAATATCAAATTCACCAGAAGTAATTGTTCCTTTTAATGGTGTAACCACACCTCCAGCATCAATTTGATCAGTTCCTGTTTCGTGTTCATAATAAATTGTACAGCCGTCAGTGTTACCAATTACATCATAAGAAGCATTACTATCAGGATCATAATAATTTGCATGAGGTTTATTAAATACAGCTGAGTCTGACCATGATGCTCTAGGTAAACCTATTTTTGTATTTGCACCTGATGAATTAGTTTCTGTTGTTATTGAATTTACAGTCCATACAGGTCTTTTATTAGTTGATTCTAAATAATTAAATGTAACCGCACGGTCTATTTGATTAGAACCATTACTACAATAAAACCAATTAACTTCTGTAAACAAATTATTTAAACCACAATTAATTAAATCTCTAGCTGTGCTATTTAAATTATCATAAACGTGATCTTCAACAAGACACGGCATAGATTTTAATTGACCATCGTAAGTAAAAAAACCATTTTCTGACATCCAATAAGCAACACCATCAACTTCAACACATGCATTTTTACCAATCAATCCGCAGTTAGTTCCAGCTTGTTCAAAAGAGAAAGTAAAAGGTGCACCTACAAATCTCATTAAAAATAATGAAGTGTCGGTCCATACATAAATAGCATCCCTACCTTTTATAGCCCCCATAATTTTAGAACCTGCAGCAAGTCTTTGTGTACCTGCTGTGTTTTCTGCAGTAACAGTATAAGCTGTAGACCCATCAATATTTTCTTGGTCTGAGAATCTAATAAACATATCATCTTGTGTTGTTTTATCCCCGACTGTTGTTTCTGTTCCAAAAAATACTAAGTGTCTGTCTGGTGTAGATACTAATACATGTCTAGATGCAGTAGGAGCATTTGCAATAAGAGTTGCTCTAATTGAGGTAGCATTTGTTGGTTGTGCATCCCATTCAAAACATTCACCATTATAAATAAGTGCAATTAATTTTGTACCAAAATTATCTAATACCCATAAGCCAGGGTTAAGTGTTACATCATCTGTAGAAGACTCACCCCATGCAACAAAAGCTGAAATATTACTTACAGTTACTCCTGCACTATGTGTAGCTTTTGTAGTACCATTAACACCTCGAGCTCCTCCACTTAAGGTCCCTGTTGCCAGGTCATTGTTTGTATAACTAATATCTTCTGTACCAATTCTAATTTCTCCAGAATTAGGAAACGCTGTTGAGTTTGTAATAACAATATTAGTTGTGACTGTATCTGTTAAAGCAGTTGCTAAAGTTGTAGTTGCAATACCGGAAGCAGTTCCACCAAAGTTTGCTGTCCCCCAACCGAATCCACCTAATTGTTGAGATGGGCCAACATGATAAAAAGGTTTTCCTGTAGCATCTCCGGAATTACTTAATTGAGTTCCTGTTTCATTACTTGGCATTGTAATTGTAATTGATGTAGCTGTCGGCACAGACGTTGCCATAAATTTTTTATCTTCAAAAGAAGCGTCATTAAAAGTAGACCCTATTGCAGTAACTCCACTCACACCGTCAAATAATATAACATCATCTTCTTGCATACCATGAGACGTTGAAAATGTAACAGTAACTGTTGGAGTGCCGCTTGCACTTGAAAAATTAACGTTTGCTATACTTACTCTTATTGGAGTAATATCATAGAACTGACCCCCAGAATATGCGTACAACATTCTATTTGTACCTATTGCTGCATACTTAACACCTGCATTATTATCCCAATGATGCAAAGCTCTACCAGCTCCTGTTAATTTATCTTCCCCTAATTGATCCCAACCGCCTAGTTTCTCCGGTGAACCATATCTAAACCTAACATTATTACCATCAAACCACTGTCCTTCAGCGCCTAATTCTGTAACCTGTTTATTATATCCGGGGACAATTCCTAATTTTTGTAGCATAATATCTCACTATATATGCTTTTTATTATTTTGGTAGTATTATATATACAATTTTTTTGTGTAAAATAAAAGATTTAAATCAAATCTAACTCACTGCCTGGGTATTTAAGTGTTCTTTCTTTAGAAATTATGTTTGTAAAAAAAGTAATTAAAGTTAGTCTAGGTTCATTAGAGTTAAAATGTTCATCTAAATTAGCATTGTGATCTGTGTGTCCATCAAAAGTAATCATACTATTATATATAGAATTAAAACCTCCTGTTTTAACAAAATTTGAATTATTATTTTCTAAGGCTTGAGCATATTTTTGATCAAAAGGTTTATTATTAAGATAGTAGTCTTCTTTTATTTTAATATAGGTATCAGAAGGACACCTGCCTTCTTCCCCTGAAAATTTTAATAACTCATTTTTAGCAGTGTAAAAATTTGTACCACAGTTGTCATGATGAGAAAGATATATTATTGATGAAAAATCACTGTAAATATCTTGATGTATCCAACCAGCACTACCAGACTGTTCTGGAGGTACTATTTGAAAATAACAATATGCTTTAAAAACAATATCATAAAAATCCATAGGAAAAACAGTAGACAATATTTTTCTACAAGTAATATTATAAAAATTATAATTTATTTCTGATAAACATTTACTTCGTCCACCAGGCCATTTTCCTTCAGGGTCTCTATGATATTCTAAGGATTTAGCATATTGTACAATTTCATCAGGTTTTTTAAAAAAATCTAAAACTTGAGAATTAGGATACAACATTTTTAAAATCTCCTGGTAAACCTAAATGAGGTCTTCCATCATATAAATTTTGTTTATTATTATCGCTATTATAATGTAAAAAAACTTGTCCGCAGTGTTCGCCTTTAAAAGGTTCTCTCCAATGTTCTAATTCACACCCTTGATAAAATAAAGCATCGCCAGGTTTTAAATTTACCCTAACCCCTTTCAGTCCTTCCTTACCGGAAGGTTCTAAAAATATAGGCCATGGATCTCCTCCTAAATTTAATGTTGCAGATAATTGACACGAAGGTCTGTCTTTATGCCTTTTTAATTCATCACCTTTTTTATACATTCTACAATAAGAATAAGTTTCAATTAATTTTATACCCATAATCTTTTCAACTTTGTTTTTTGTTAAAAATAAAATAGTATCCATCGCGACATCTCCGTAGTTAGCATATGTGTTTGGAATTTGGTTGTCTTGAAAAGTTCCAAAATATTCAGAAAAAGGAGGTATAAGTTTTTCTTTTATTAAAGTAATTTGTGTGTTTCTTTTCATGAATAAATAAGTAAATAAAAAATCAGATAACTCTCTACTTACAAAATTTTTAACTACAACGTATTTATTTTTTTTAAATTTATTTACCATAAACATTTCCTGATATTGTTATTCTATAGCCATCTTTTGTAAAAAAAGGATAGACTATATGATTTAATTTTGACGGAAAAAACAATATTGTCTTTTCGTCACTTTTATTAATATTAAGATCAAAGTTTACAATTCTCCCTAAGACATTAGTATAATAAAATTCTAGTTTAGAAACATGTAATGATTGTGCACTAAAAAGTTTTTCTTCCTCATTTAGATTATATGGTATTTTCATAAAAATAACAAAACTAAATATACCACCATGAACATGTAAGGGATTAAACTCATGTTTTTTTTGAAAATTAACCCATAATTCTTTTAACAAAAAATCATTTCCGTAGTACCCTATATCTAATTTATCCATAGTGCTAGCTAATTTTTTTGATAGTGAATGTATATAATTTTTCATAACCCTTATGTTTTCTTTTAAAAAATATTCCTTTTTAATATGACCAGCTAATTCAGTTGAAAAAGATAAATTTTCTTTATCAAACACTTCATGTGATTCTCTTAGTAAAGAATCATATAATTCATTTGGAACTGTGTCAGTTAATATAGGAACGTTAGGTAAATTAATTTTTTTCATTATTTAAAAGGTTTTCCAATATACCAACTTACTAAACTGTACCTCTCCCCCTGTAAAACAGGAAAAACTTTATGCCAAATAAAAGAAGGAAATACAATAATACTTCCTTTGGTATTTTCTTTTATTTCTATGATATTACATCCAACTGGATTATTTCTTAAATCAAATTTAAGTTGTCCTCCTGAATAGTCGGAAGGGTTAGATAAAAAAATTATACAAGATAGTTTTCTAAGTTTACCATGTACATTAATATCTTTTGGATTATCAATTAATTTTTCACTACTGTCACAGTGCCAGTTGTAGTATTGATGAAGTTTATATTTTGTAAACTGTACGGGTTCCACATAATCTATATCAAAATTCCATTCAGCTTTTTGATTAGCTTCAAATACATAAGGATTTATTATATCGTAAAGCCATTTTTCTTTTATCCAAGCAACATTAGAATCTCTTTGTTCTCTTTTTAGTAAATCTAATTTTTCTTTACTTAAAATAGGGTCTTGTACAAAACCCGTCCTTCCTATTTCTTCAGTTAATGAATTACCATATTTAATAATATTTGAACACGTATCTTTATTTAATACGTTATTAAAATAATAATAATAGTTTTTTAAAATCATACTCTTCCGGTGGGTACAGTATAGAAAAAATGACTTATACAGTATCTACCCATACCTTCCTCCTCCTTCATTTTTATTGGTGTTACTGAATGTAAGTAATAAGACGGAAAAAAAACTAACCTGTTATTTTTAACTTCAATTTCTTCATTATCAAAATCATGTAATATTAAATTACCTCCAGTGAATTTTTTAGGTTCTTTATATAACCATATTAAAGCAGTGAATTGAAAAACATCAAAATGTGGTTTGAAATTGTCTTCGTTTTCATAATAAGAGATAAACGACGTGTCTGAATTTGTTTCAGTAAATTGTCTACCCATTGGTATTGTCCTAAATTTATTATGTAAATTAGGGTCTTTAAATTTATTCATGGAAGACAAAATTGAAGAAACATGTCTTTTATTTTGTTGATAAAAACTATCTAAAAAAATTCTATAACATTTAGCTTGAGGCTCACCTTTTTTATCTACCCCCGTTACAGTTAAATTATTTTCCGCTCTTCCCATTTCTTGTGTACCAGAATAAAAATCTAGTTCTTTCCAAATTTTTTTTAATTCTTGCTCAGAATACCAATTATCTATTACAACAATTTTATTTACCGTTTTTTTATTTCCCATTATTTTCATAAATTCAATCTTTGTTATGTATATTGTTTTTTAAATAATTAAAAAACGTTTCTTGTTTTTGGCATATTTTTGAGTATTTATAAACGGAATGGTCTCTGTATAATAAAAATTTTTTAATTTCTTCCGGTAATTTTTCATCAACTACATCAACTGCAAAAGCATTCATTCCTGTTGAAATATAGTGAGCTCCTGTATCAGATCTAAAATACTGATCTCTATTATTTAAAGCATACATATTTTGTTTAAGTTCAGTATCTATTATACGATTATCATAAAAAGATTTTTCATTT